AATATTAAAGAAAGAACAAAAAATATTTCAAATAGTTACAACACTGATTATCCACTGTTGTTACATGTGTTTGAGGTTCATAATAATTGCAAATGTGAGAAACAAATTCGGAAAAACGAATTCGTCAAGAGATTTCTTTATACAAAAGACGTCAAAAAAAACAATACGACATCGAGAGAAACGTATCTAGTAAACAACGAGCAATACGAGGAAATAGTCAAAATAGTATCCCATATTAAAAAATCTTATAATGAATCTGAACCCGAGAGTTTGAAAATAAAAATGGAATTGGAAGAAAAACGAAGCGAAAATATACGATTACAGGGCGAATACGATCTCAGGCAAAAAGAATTCATGATCAAACAAAAAGAACTCATAATAAGACAAAAAGAACTTGACTTAGTAATTAAGAAAATAGAACAAAAAATCGACGATAAGGCTGAAGTCAAAGTCGATGAAGACGACGAAGTCGATGAAAGCGACGAAGACGAAACGAGCGATGATGAACTTATCGAAGAAGCAGCAGCTACAGAAGTTTTCGCGATAAAGAAAAGAAAGAACGGAATAAAAGTTCCAGTTGTTTATCAATATGAACCGACCGATTTGAAAAACTGGGTAAAAAAATGGGACAGTCCTGCCGATGTAGAGAGAAATATGGAAGAGATCTCTCCCGCATCCTTACGAAATGCCGCCAAGAATAATACCATCTATAAAGATTATCGATGGGTTTTTGTGAAACGTAATTCAGAACCACCAATCGAACTTGAACAAACCATAAATAAAAGACACAAGACACCGGAAGTTCATTTCATTGCCATGATTGATATTAAAAAGACCAAGATATTGGCAGTTTATAAAAATCAAAAAGAAGCGGTAGAAGCCAGAAATATGAAATGTAACAGTTTCACGAGAGCAATTCAAGAACAATCCGTGTCAAGCGGTCATTATTGGAACTTTTTCGACAGATGCTCTGATGTCATGAAAGAAGAATATTTATCTCATTCTACCCTTCCAGAAAAATATGTTCCCAATAGTGGAAAACAAGTTCAACAAATAGATCCGAGAACGAATTTGGTGCTTAATACATATAAATCAAATAGAGAGATATGTAAATTGTTTCAAATGTCGGTTAACAAATTAAAAGAAGTCATGAAAACGAACGAAATACATCAAGGATATAAATGGAAATTAGTGTAAATTTACCGGTGTCTTCGTTTTTTAGAGGACTTTTTTCTTCGAGAATGTTTCTTTCTTTTTGTTCGCCTTTGTTTCTTTTGACGAACTCGTGATCTACGGCTACCTCCTTCTTCTTCTTCTTCTTCTTGTGCTTCTTCTTCTTTTTTGAAGTCGTCATCGTTATGTTCTGCTTCTTCATTTCCGCTTGTTGCTGTTGATACTAGTTCTGCTTCTGCTTCTTCATTTCCGCTTGTTGCTGTTGATACTAGTTCTGCTTCTGCTTCTTTTCCAAACGGTAATTTAGGAGGTTGTAACTGATGGTTTCCAGTATTGAGATGTAATAATTGTTGAAATTGCTGGTTAAGCAGCATTTGTTCTTTTATTTTTATTTGGCGTCTTAGTTCTATTGCTGATTTTTTATCTTCTATTGTTATTTCATTTTTTTCCATTAAAAGTTTCCATTCTTTATTGAGTTTTTCTATTTCGTTTTCGAGTTTTGAAATTTTCCATTTTTCTTCTAAAATTTTTGCACTTTTCTCTCTTACAACCGCTTTATCATAGAGCCCATTAATATAACTTTGGTTATAAAAAGTCGTGTTATTTTGGTCTACTTTAGGTTTTTTTTCCCTTTCATCTTTCATCTTTGAGTTTTGCAATGCTTGACTAACCAATTGTCGTATAGCCATTAATATACACTGACAAGATATTTAAATAATGAACCCTAAAACTTTTCTATTTTCAAAGAAAATATATATGAAACATTAAACACATTGTCGGTAAAGAGTATAGAATGGATAAACCCGATACAAAACAAACGATTGACGAAAAACATCAAGAAATGATGAACATGTTTCTCGTCATCGAGCGTGAAACAATCCCCAATTTATATCTAGAACAAGAAGCTTGTATTCTCAAACGTAATGAAATCAAAAAAAAGACGAAAGAGAAGACAGAAGAATACTTTGAGCTTCGAGAGAAAATAAAAGACATTAAAAAAGAAGTAAAGAAGTTGCAGAAAAAAAAGAAGGACTATCTCCTAAAAAACTCGAAATTCATTTTCCATTACTATGAAGACAAACAAAAAGTCTCGAGTGGTGTGAATCTCAAGGATGTCAATACTATGAACAGTTTCTTTAAAATAAAAGGCGGCAACAACGGAATAAATGTAAACAGCGACACTTACAAACAATCGAAAAATCTTTACCATCAATACTGGAAAAACGTCAATGGCGACATCCATTATCTTCAAGAATATGTGCTTTCTTCTCACACGTGTCTCATTTGCAACCAAGGCGAATTAGTCCCACTAGAGGAAGAAGGCGTTTTAATATGCAACAATGTAAAGTGCGGGAAATTTCTCATTCACATGATTGATAATCAGAAACCATTAAACAAAGAAATGCCAAATGAAGTATCTTATACCGCATATATCCGTCTCAATCATTTCAAGGAAATCCTCTCTCAATTCCAAGCAAAAGAAACCACGAAAATACCAGACGAAGTGATTGATGCAGTAAAAAATAGAATTGCCAAAGAGCGGAAATTGTTGACCGACTTGAATTATGCCGAAATGCGGAATATATTGAGTATTCTTGGGTACAACAAATATTTCGAACATATCCAGTATATAAACTCGATATTGGGCATCAAACCACCGACCATGAGCGAAGAACTCCATGAAACACTTTGTGTCTTATTCATTGAAATCCAGCAACCGTGGGCGATTTTCTGCCCGATTACCCGAACCAACTTTTTCAATTATACATATATTTTATGCCAATTGTGTGTTTTGCTTGACCAAAAACAATATTTACCATATATTCCCATGATGAAAGACAGAATCAAACAATTCGAACAAGACATGATCTGGAAAAAAGTATGCGAGTATCTGGATTGGGAATATTTCCCTACCGTTTAAAACACGAACCCATCATTTTCGGATAAGAACATTTTGAGTTCGATAAAATTATCTTCTCCTTCTTGGAAAGTCCATATGTTTTGATTTTTCCACCACACGTTGACCGTTTCGTATTGCGCATTGATCAAATTGTATGTCTGGAGTGCAACTGTTTTATCATGTTCGCTTATAAACCCTTGGCCAACGAACCAATCGTAGACATGCTGGCGCATATTTGTTTTCTCATACAATTTATTCCAGGTCATGACTTGTTCGAATGACTGGATTTTCGTCAATTGCGAATTATAATAGTCAGTTCCCATGAGCAACAGCAATTCCGTCATGTTCGTCTTTGACAATTTCAATTCATTATATATTTCCGTTGTATCGTATAATAAAACATCGTGATGCAAAATACTCGTGTGACGAAGCACTCGTTTACAGCCGTATAGAAACATGTCCATATCATCACTCATACATGCCCATGCTATATCTTTGTTTACCAAATATGCACATAATTGGTCGGATTCTTCCGGTGCAACGACAAACTGGACATTGTAAAGAGTCATTAGTTTTTGAACTTGCTCAATATCGGTATTGGTAATCCGAATACTCTGACGCTCATAATCATCAATTTCTTTAAAGATGCGCTTACGTTCATGAAGCGTCAATTCATCAGTTGTCAATAACTCTTTCAGGTCGTTCACTTTTTCTTGTGCTTCCTTTTTCTTCGCAACTCTTTCCAACAATAACTTCTTTTTCTCTTGTGGTGGTTTCCCGTCAAATACAAACAACGGTATTATTTCATAGTGTTTCAGGACAGACATTAATAAGAACATGTTTTCGAAAAGCGCATGTTCTTCTTTGAACCTGTATAAATAGATACTCGTGTCAATTACAATCTTCTTTCCTTTCAAATGTCGCAAGGACAATTTCCGGATCGATTTTTGTGTGCAGTTTTCTCTCAAGTACTTGTTTAGATATTTGATTCCCATTCTTCTATGCGTTATTTGGTCATCTCAAATCATAGTATCAATTTTTTAGAGTTCTTGAAGAAAAATAATATAAACTGATTTTGTTTATATTAATATCCTAAAAATGCAGGTGAAACTCGTATCGTATTCACAACAACTAGAACCGGGTACATCTCTTCAAGATTCTATCGCATATTGTGCTCGTGTATCAAATCCAGCAAACCAATCCAATACAGAAACCAATGAACGGCTGTTGAAATATCTCATTCGAAATCAACATTGGTCTCCATTTGAAATGGTTTCGGTTTGCTTAGAAATCGTGTCAACGAGAGATATTTGTAGGCAGATGTTAAGACATCGTTCTTTTTCTTTTCAGGAATTTTCCCAGAGATATGCAGAGGCTTCTCTCGGATTCGAAACGAGAGAAGCGAGGTTACAAGATCATAAAAACCGTCAAAACAGTATTGAAACGGAAAACGAGGAATTGGCCATCGAATGGGCCGAAAAACAGCAACAATTAGCGGAACATTCTAAACAAACCTATGAATGGGCGCTTCAGAATGGCATTGCGAAAGAACAAGCTCGCGCGGTTCTTCCGGAAGGCATGACGGTATCAAGAATGTACATGAATGGAACATTGCGTTCATGGATACATTATATTCAATTGCGTTGTGCGAATGGAACTCAAAAAGAACACCGCGAAGTAGCACTAGAATGTGCCCAAGTCATTTCGTCGATTTTCCCCATGATCATGGATTTTATTTCACGATAAAGGCAAAATTTTTATAAAATTGCTCGTACGAAATCAAGTGTTCGTCTTTCACGTAAAACTTGTATGGAATGATATTTACTCTGGATTTTAGAACGTCGAATGATTTCTCGATAGCATCTGAATTTACGGCTAGTTTGGGTCGATTCCCGTGTTCATTAATCAAGTCATTTATCAATGGCATTTGTACTTTGATTTTGGGAGAAATATTATACGGCTCATTGAAACTGGAATTAAGACCCTTGACAAAGAGAAAAGACCGGCCACCCATTTCTTCATCGAAAACCTTTTGCATATCCACGTCCGATTCAGATTCGGCATTTTCGCCCGGAGGCATTGCATAAATAATCACCACTACTTTCCCAAGTAAATCGGTCAATGACTTGCTATCGAAACTAGCTCCTCCCAAATCCAACAACTTGCCGGTCAACACACTATCAATTTCTTTAGCCAGATTTCCGTACAATGACCCCTTGTTTGTTTTCATGCGAAATTGTAAAAACAGAGGGTCCATTGGATTCGGTGCTGGAATAGTAAATGCACAATCAATTATTTTATTCAACACATCCACGGTTTTTACAGTATTGGTTTCTAAACTTGAAAAACTAGAACTTCCCGAATAACCAACCATCGTCTCACCGTCTACATTGTAAATTTCAAAGTCCAGAAACCGACAGCCAGATTTGATTACATTGTAAAGTCCTTTGGGATTTTCTTCGCTGCCTATTTCGACAAAACCAGTCGCATCATAGCAACTATTGGCGGAGGCTTTTATGGAATACTTGTCGAAATTGGTAGGTGGTGTGGTTGCTTTTACATTGATTATATTCGTGGTGGTGGCGAATCCTTCTTGTACTTTCACATATAAACTATGATATCTGTCCCTCATCATTTTTATATGGAAAAACATGTAAACACATATGATTAAAGAGACGACCAATAATATTTTCTGAAAAATGGTCAACTTCATTATATAATGAAGGAAGAAAAAATAATAATGAAATAATACATAAGGATATAATAAATAAGATGGCCGGAGGACTTTTAAATTTAATCGCCGTAGGAAATGCCAATGTATTTTTAACGGGTAATCCAGACAAGACTTATTTTCGTATTGCCTACTCGAAATATACCAATTTCGGTCTACAAAAGTTCAGAATTGATTTCACTGGAACGAGAGATTTGCGACTGACCGAACAATCTACATTTACCTTTAAAATGCCTCGATACGCCGAATTAGTCATGGATACTTATCTCGTACTCACGATTCCCGATATCTGGAGTCCCATATATCCGAGACAATCGTATAATGCGACCACTGCAGCCGACGACACGGGGACAAATGGAAAATTTGCACCATACGAGTTTCGTTGGATTGAAGATTTAGGTACTCATATGATCAAAGAAATTGAAATCGTTTGTGGGGCATTTACATTGTCCAAGTATTCCGGTGAATATTTGGCGGCCATGGTCGACCGCGACTTTACTGCAGAGAAAAAGTTGTTATTTAATAAAATGTCTGGGAATGTCATTGAACTCAACAATCCAGCTTTGGCACATGACCGGTTAAATACTTACCCCAATGCGGTTTTTTTAGAAGAAAACGATACAACAAGTGATAGAACCTTCATCACATACCCTTTGACTAGTCCAACCGTTGGAGTTGAACCGTCCATAAGAGGCCGTAATATTTATATCCCCATAAACTCTTGGTTTACACTAAATAGCCGTTGTGCACTTCCTTTAGTTGCCATGCAATATCATGAACTCGAAATCCGCGTCACACTGAGACCTATCCAAGAACTATTTCAAGTTCGAGATGTTTTCGATCCTTTAAACGATTTTCCATATATTCAACCGGATTTCAACCAAGACCGGTTTCAAATGTATCGTTTCTTACAAAGCCCCTTGAAAAAGAACATTACAGACCCAACCGCTTATTTGAATAAATTCAATACTTGGAATGCCGATATACATTTGATATCAACATATGCGTTTCTCTCGAAAGAAGAAGCGAAAATCTTTGCAAAAGAAGATCAAGTCTATTTAATCAAGGATGTCTTTACATATAAATATGATAATATCTCCGGGACGAAAAACGTGAAACTGGATTCGAAAGGAATGGTATCGAGTTGGATGTGGTATTTACAACGAAACGACGTGAACTTGAGAAATGAATGGAGTAATTATACAAATTGGGCCTATCGTAGATTACCCACTAATGTTAGGCGATGTCCTGCGTTTTTAACTCTTGATGTGGATGGTAATACTGGTCTGTTTACCAGCGGGAATTTCTCGGTTGAAAACCAAAAGGATATACTCATCACTTGTGGTATTTTACTTGATGGAAAATATCGTGAAACAACTATGCCTCGAGGAGTATTCGATTATGTTGAAAAATATACGCGTACGGGCGGCTGTGCTAAAGAAGGAATGTATTGTTATAATTTTTGTTTAGATACGAGTCCCTTGACTTATCAACCATCGGGGGCTATTAATTTAGGCATGTTTCAAAAAGTAGAATTGGAAATCAATACATTTGCTCCACAAATCGACAGAGAAGGGTCCAAATTTGATATTATTTGTGATGCCGTCACAGGGAATGCGATTGCTGTAAATAAACAAAACTGGAGATTGTTTGAATACACGTATAATATGGTTTTGTTTGAAGAGCGATATAATGTCTTGTCTTTTATTGGTGGAAGTGTCGGTACCTTGTATGCACGTTAAATACAGAAAAAATATAGGAAGAAGGTTTATAACGAGAATGGATGATGCGATTGACGATCTTATTCAACAAGTTCATAAAATGAAGAACAATTTCAAAAACATTACGCCGTTTGAAACCGTATATGATTCACCACGAGAGAAAAGACCCAAGAAGTTTAAAGAGATTGAAGAGTTTACCACCGGGTTTGATAACTTATTTCCCGGAGAAGGGACTGAGAAACTTGAAAAATTAAGAGCAGAACAACGTGCTCTTGAGCAGGAATATGCACGTTTGACGCAAATAAAAAATCCTAGTGCGAAAGAGAAAAAAAGAACGGCAGAAGTTCTTAAAGAAAAGGACTTGGCGAAGAAAAAGGCCGATGATTACGAAAAGTCGCTCAATCCAACCGTCACATTTTTCCAGAGTCTTGAACCTCCCATAAAATACACGAAAGGTGAAAAACCCAAATTTCTTAAATTGATCTACATGATCGTGGTTGTGTTTTTTAATATACCCAATATTATCATCAACTTTTTGGCTCGATTACTAGTCAAAATTTTGCAGGACAGCAGCATCGATAAAACGAAAACGAGAACCCAAGAAGAAGCTGATTATGAGATTATCAGGACTTTTATGGTGGAAGTCGGTTATTTGCTGTTGACGTTTTGGATTACCTATGTATTATTGGATTATGGATTAGAAACTGAACCTAAAGTACAATCGAAAGGTTGGTTCACGAAATTCAAATGGGTCTCTGTGAGCTTTTTTACAGTACTAGGGACTATTTTATGGTATCCTACCGAATTCTTTATTCGTGTTCTTACTACCCGTATTGGCCCCATTTTTTATTCACTTGGTATTAATGATTTTCCATGTCTCAAATATTTACTAGCATTCTTTGTCTCGATTTTTTTCGTGTTTAATTTTTTATCGAAAACTCGGTCCGCATTTTTCAAATGTTTCATCAAAGATGCTGAAATGCCGAAAGCCTCGTGGCAAGTTCATTTGCTAATTGCTCTCGCGTATTTATCAAACTATATGGGGTTAACTTTTTCAAATGCCATTATGTGGTATTTTTCCACAATCACTCGATTCCTCTCCTTTATATTTCACATCATCATCTCTCATCTATTAGCTCCGATTGCCCAGATATCGTTAACCATGGCGTTGTTGTGGTATTTATTTTTCAGATATATGACATTTTCTGATTTCTGGACACGGAAAGACTGGAAATGGACGACGAAAATCCACGAAGAAATTTACAGCGGACTTGACGCCAACTGTAAAACAGATAAAACCTCCATATTTGGTCAGTTGAATTATTTTATAGGATCCGTACTATTACTGAAATCAAATCTTAAGTATTCTTGTTTCTTCTATTTTATTTGGATGTTGTTTTTCATGTACCGTATGCAAAAAATCGAGCTCACCACTGATAAAAATATCAGAGTTCTTACTGGGGTTTTTAACGGATTGGGTATTTTTATTTGCTTTGCAACTATTTGTTATATACACTATAAGAATGCTTTTCCGGGAAATGGCTCATCCACATTAGAAGTAGATGACCCTTATTTTGATGATCGGAACAAGATGAACAAAGAACCCTAACAATATCTAATCCAGTAAAATAATATAAACTCTTTCATTGATGAATTTATATTATTATTATTATGCCGTCCAGTAAAAAGAAAACAAAGGCTAATGAACTGAAACCGTTTGTTAGTGTTTGTACGCCAACTTTCAACCGGCGACCTTTTATCAAATCCATGCTTCAATGCTTTCGCAACCAATGTTATCCGAAAAATCGCATAGAATGGATCATTGTCGATGACGGGACGGATAAAATCAAAGACTTGCTTGACGCTGCAGATATACCCCAAATCAAATATTTTGCAATCGATAAGAAAATGCCTTTGGGTGAAAAACGCAATTTCATGCATAAAAAAGCCTCTGGTGCGATCATTGTCTACATGGACGACGACGATTATTATCCTCCTGAACGTATTTCCCATGCGGTCGAACGATTGGAAGAAAAAAAGGAAGCCTTATGTGCCGGTTCGAGTGAAATCTATGTTTATTTCAAGCATATCCATAAAATGTACCAAGCCGGCCCATATGGCCCGAATCATGCGACGGCAGGGACCTTTGCATTTCGTAGAGAACTTTTGGATCAGACATCTTATGAGGATAGAGCCGCTCTAGCAGAAGAGAAACATTTCCTTAAGAATTATACTATTCCTTTTGTCCAATTAGATCCTCTTAAAACCATCTTGGTTTTCTCTCATACCCAAAACACGTTTGATAAAAAGATTTTACTTGAAATGCCGAATGAGTTGTTCCGAGAATCTCCAAAGACCGTGGATATGTTTATCCGGAAACCCTTTGAAAAAGAAATTCGAGATTATTTCATGGAAAACATTGACCAGGAACTTGAAAAATATCTTCCTGGTGATCCTATTTTCAAACCGGATGTTCTCGTGCAGATGAAAGAGATTGATGCCGAGAGAAAGCGCATGATGAAGGAATACGAAGAAAACCATGCCAGACAACAATCTGGTGGTGTTCCGCAAATCATGGTGAAATGTGAAAATGGACCGGATAGAGCGTTAACTCAGCATGAGATCGTTGGTCTCGTCCAGCAATTCCAGAACGAATGTCAGCAAAAAGACGAGCGAATAAAGGCGATGGAAAAAACACTGGAAGAAGTCCGACGGGAACTGATTATCTTGAAACTAGAAAAGGCGAAATCCGAACAGCAGAAAAAGTCGGTGCATTTTGTCGAAGAACCTGTCGTTAAGAAAGAACCTGCCAAGAAAGAAGAACCTGCCAAGAAAGAAGAACCGGCCAAGAAAGAAGAACCTGCCAAAAATATTGTTCATATCACTACTCCACAGTTCCGAAGCAAATTGATCCCTGAAATCATGGTATTTTAGTTACACCGACCAAAAAGAAAAATGAGACAAACTTTCTATAAAAAAATAAAAAATTTGTCATTTCCCTTCTCAATAGTGTAAAAGCACCCCTAAGGGCATTATACTATTTCACAATTACATTTCTGTAATGGTTAGTATATTTTATTGATTTTTGTATTCTCTTCTATACTTTTCAGGTCTTTGTCCTGTCTCCATATATGAATTAAATACTTTTTGGATGTTCCTACATCCGTTCTTATCACGATTGATACATCCCTTCCTATTATTTTCCATTTGATATGTTAGGATAGAATGTATCTTTCGCTGTTTCTGCTTTGGATCGTTCTTAAATTTCAAATATAGATTTTCACATACCTCTTCGGTTTTATGTGACAAACACGATGTCCTGAATTCATCTATATTATAAACTCTAAATGTTTCTTGTAATTTTCGTTTCAAAGTTAAATTTGGTGTGGATATAAAATTTCTCATTTGTTTTCCTATACTCCAATCTCCTATGATTACTATATGTTCTTTGCTGTATTTCTTCACTATTTTATTCACCATATTATCTTCTGTTCGCTTTTTATTTATATAAGCATACCATTTGTATTGTCGGAATTTAAGTTGTTGGTATAAGGGAACTAATGATTCATTTGCTTTTATTTTTGCTGTAATGTATTCTTGGAATTTTTTAATATTACAGGTTTTAGAGTTATAATTATTTAATCCGTCTTCAATTTGAGTAATACCATTTCTGTCTTTGTAATTTTTCAGTAATGATTGATATTTTAATCTTTTTGTTTCTTTCAAATACATTCGGTTTGTATAAGAAAAATAATTACCATCATCGTCCATCATAGAAAATAAACTTCTCTTTCCAGGATCAATAAAAATATGTTTTCCTTCCAAAACCTCTTTTGAAACTTCATCAATATAAGGAAATTCAGGATTTTCTTGTTTTTCTTCTTTTTTGGATTTTTTAGGTGTATCTTTGTTTGCCAATCGTTTTTGTTTTGCGTGTTCTTTTTGTTGTTGTTTCTTTTCTTCTTTGATCTTATCCTTTTCTTCTTTGGTTAATCCTTGTAATGCTTTCTTTCCTTCTTTTTTCTTATCTTTCTTATCCTGCTCTTCCTCTACAAAATCTTTGTGTAAAAATCTCAAAGAAGTTGCATATCCATCGGTAATAATGGTATTATCAAAAACATAATTCTTTCTTGTTTGGGTTATATTGAAAAATGTATCCCAAATGAACTCTTTGTTTTTTTCCAAACAATTATATAAATCTCCCTTTGTTTTATTCTTTGGTTTTCCTTTGTTTTTTCCTGATTTAATTTCGCTTGTCGCAGTAATCCAAACATCTAATAACTTTTGATGTTTTTCTGTTTCTACAAACAATTCTACTAATGCTTTTGTATCCATCTGAATATGTCTTGGAATAGCGTTTGTTTGTATAGGAAAAAACTGGAATGATTTTCTTTCAATCTTTTCTAATTCCAAACACATAAAAATCATATGTTTCAAATATTTGTATGGAGAAACTTTAATATCATAGTAATAACTAGTTTCATATGTTTCAGGAATAATCTTATAACGATTTTCTTTTAACCAACTATGGTATTTTTCATCACAAGTAAGTGTATTATTGATAATATCATTTTTTATCAAATTTATTTCTTTATAAAGTTGCTTTTTGAATTCTTTATTTTCTAGTTCGTCTTGGTAGAGATCCTTGAAATAACAATTTACAAATCGTTTGATATAATCAAAAAATCGCATCTTGATATTATTTTCAATCGCAGTAATCATCGTAGTAGCATAATAATCTAAAATAGATGACAAATTACTTCCATCTTCCAATTGAAAAGTATGTAATTTTTGAAACTCATCTAATAAAATCGCATTATTTCCTTTGGGTTTTTGTCCTGATGATGATTTCATTATAGATTTCATACACATAGAAATAGTATCTGTAGTAATTTCAGGAATTTCTTGGTTGTTATGATATTTATGTAAGATCCATAATCTCAATAAAAAATAAGTTTTGCTTGTAATTGCATTTGTTCTAATGATTGCTTTTTGTAAAATATCTATATTTTTCTCAACTTCTTTTCTTCTTTCTAAATCCTGAAAAAGGATAGAAGAAATTGGTAGTTTCAAACACCGATATTTATCAGGAGGTTCTTTTTTCGTTGCCATCCTTTATAATTTATGTAAAGAAAATATCTTTAAATAAATATAC